TTAAAATAGCTATTATAACATCTGTTTGTTGGCTACTACTTATTTCAAAATCTTGATTTGGAGAATTTGTAGAGTGTATATACTGGCCTAAAGTACCAGTAGTAAAATTCCAAAATACATCTTTAGGTTTTCTAATATAATTAAAAGTAATATCAGACTCGCTTGGCGTGCCTGTTGAAGCTGGATAAACAGTTATTTTATTGTTTGTGTAAATACCTATTGGAAAATTAGTAGTAGGTTTTGTAAGTGGAGATAAAGTTTGTTGCGTGTATTCTCTTCTGCCAACAAGTTGTATTTCAGGATTGTTTTTACCTAGGTTATAGTTAACAGATCCTAGTCTATGTACTGCATTAGCATTAGCTGGAGTACCAGTTATTGGCTGTGTATACACGTTAGAAGCAACAGCAGAAGCAAAATTACTTTCTATAAATACTTGAAACTCTTCGTATATATGTTCCATGCGAGAAGCATAATCTACATCTGTCTTTGGCATACGTATATACTGGTTATAATCTTCAAAAAACTTTTCAAATATTTCTAATTGTACTTGCGTAGCTATTTGATTAAACTCATAAGGAGTTAAATAACCACGTTGTTCTTTATTAAGAATACTTAATACTGTTGTATATACCGTATTTACGTTTATTGCCATTTTAATATTTTTAAAAAAAAAGGGTGGCGTTAACCACCCTTATTTATAATCACTTGTTATTTTAGTTTTTTCTCTATTGATTTAAAAACTTCAACACCTTCATCTGTTTTAAACCATGCAGCCATTGCTGAATATGGATTTTCATCAAAAGGAACCGTCATTAATTTACGATCATTAGATGCCCAGGAAAAAATTCTGTTATCTCCACTGAGTTTTATAATATTATTTTCTCTTGCTCTAATAGCCACGTTTCTTAATTGTACATTTTCATCGTTAGCTATTTCAATAAATAAATTTGGTTGATTCTTAGCAAACAGTAGTAAATCTCTTTTAAGCTCTTTAGAAGTCAACTCAGACACTTTAGAACCTAACTCAACTCTTAATATAGCTTCTGCAAAATCAGGATCCATTTCCATAGCAGCATTCATTGCTATTAACTGAATTTGTAAATCTTCAACTTCATCTACTGCTTCTTCAATTTTATCGTATTCAGCAAACAGTAAACTACGATGAGGATGTTTACTTAAGAACTCTTGTAAATTTCTTTTTTCTTTAGGAACTAAAAGCATTCCCATTTCAAAAACTATATGCTGTAAAGTAACTTGACCTTGTTGTTCATCAACAAATATAGAATTTTGATTAGTGGCATATCTTAACTCTCTTTCATAACCTTTATCTTCGTCAAACCAAACTAAAGGATATTTTCTAGTATGTTTACTAGGTAGAGTGTATGTTAAAGGATTTTTGCCATCAATTAGATAGTATGTTCTATCTTTATATTCCCAAGTATCTTTTTTTACTTCAGGAGTTGCTGGGGCTTTAGCCACAGGCTTTTTCTTTTCTTTTGTTTCCATAATATAATATAATATAATAATTAAAAAAGACCCCGCCGAAGCGGGATCTTATTATTTTGTGTTATTAGCTTGCACCAATAGTTGTTGATAAAACAACTTTGCTTAAACTAACCTCGATCATTCCTGATCCACCACCAATTGTTCCAATAGCTTTAACTAATGCTTGAACATCAGCTTGCGCAAATGAATCTGCAGCATCAGTACCTTTTGGAGCAATAGAAATAGTATCAGTAGCAGCATCGCCACCTATATAAGCTACATCTATTTGCTTAGCATCATCTCCACTAAGTTTTACTGAACCTACTAACTCAGCAGGTAGTATATCAAAAGCTCCATCGGCTTTTGGTAATTTTACATATCCCATTTTCTTATTTTTTAAATGTTAATAAATAATTAAGCTCCTTTGAATAACACGAAGTTATTAGCAGCTTGTGTAACTAAACATCTTTCAGATAAGAAGTGTACAGACATTGCATCTAAATCAGAAGTATAAGCTCCTCCAACTGAACCAGTAATCCAGTTTTTGAATCTTCTATCTTCAGTTTCAGAAGCTCTATATCTTACGTGTAAGAATGGTCGTCTAATATTAGATCCTAACATTTGATCATATACTGTTGAAGTTCCAGCAGGAACAAGTACACCATCAATAGCTTTGTCTAATCCTCTTGTAGATGCATCATTTAGATATTTCCAGTCAGTTTTGTAGAAGTCATAAGAACCTCTTCTGAATCCAGTAAATCCAAAGTTTAATGCCATCTCTTGCTCGTTATCAAACAAACCATAAGAAGCTGAAGCTGTAGAAGCATAACCTCCACCTGCCATAGCAGCAATCATATCGTCAAAATCAAGAGCAGTAGATCTAGATAAGAAAAGCATGTTTTCTTCAATAGCACCTTGCTTGTCTAAGTTTTTAAGTATTTCATCAAAATCTCCCATTGCACCTGAACCAGGAGCAGCAGCACCAGCAAAACCAGAGTATATATTACCTCTGTCTTCGATAGCAGCAAATAAACCTTGAGAACCTTCTAAACCTTGACCACTTAAAGTAGTAGCACCACCAGCAGATGTTTTAGAATTTTCACCTTCAACCATTTGCATTTCAAGATAATCTTCAAAACGTAATCTAGTTTCAGACTCAGCTTTTAGATACCATAAATACCCAGATGTTCCGTCTTCAGTAGCAACTTCAACCCACCCAATTTGAGCAGTATCAGAACCATTGATTTCGTATTTGTCTTTGATAATTACAGGTCTGTTAGCGTACTGAGTGAAAGAAGGCTCAATAGAACCTGACATTCCATTAGTACCTTTTTTAAACTCAGAACCGTATACAAACATATTAACGCCTGTAGTTCCTAGTAAACCAGCAGGTAAGTCATTACTTCCGTAAGGTGAACATGTAAAACTTAAAGCATTAGAAGCTCCGTCAACTACAGCAGCTCCACCGCCTTGCGCAGCATCAAATACTTCAGTTACGTGAACTTTAGCAGTTACTAAACCAGTAGCATCGTCTGATAAAAGAACTGTCTGTCCTTTTCTTACAGCTATACTAGTAGCGCTGTTTCCACCAACTGGATTATTCAAATCTGGAGTAACTTGGAATACACCAGTTGCACCTATTTCAGTTATAGCTTGTGCTACTTTTTTGTAGGAGATATGTAATCTATTTTGTTCAGACCAAATAATTTGATCAGAAGTCATAGGCATTTCAGCTCCTACCATTCTCAAGAAACCAGACAAAGTCCTGTTTCCGTATCTTTCTACTTCTGCTTCGTAAAGCTCCGGTAGATATTGTTGTGCAAAGTCCTTTCCAGCTCCAGTATTGAATTCTAAAAAGTTAGAACTCAATGCCATTCTGTTTTGAGAAGGGACTATTGACGCGGGAAAACTCCCACCTGATAAACTCATAATTTTAGTTTTTAGTTTTTATTTTTTTCTTTGTATTTTTAACTTAGAACTATCAACACCAGAAACTGCTTTTACTTTTAAACCTCCAATATAAATATCTTCACCGTTTTGTGGACGAGAAGCTGTTTCTATATTTTTAGATTTATTTACTAAACCTTTTACGCCGTCGGTTTTGCCTTGTTCATAAAAGTGACTAGCAATAGTATCCATGTTTCTTGCTGCATACAAAGCCTTGTGATAACCATCAATGTCTTTAACTGATCCATCATCACCTAAGAACATCTTAGTCAGGTTGGATAGTTTAACTTGGTCTTTAGCCACGTCTTGAGTATTGTTAATATTATACTTAAACTTTTTATCTCCAACGTTAAACTCAAAACCTTTGAAATCGTTATTGAAATAGTCATTAGTACTTTTAGCAAACTCTTCTTGTCTTTGTACAATTTGTGATTGTTCTTTGTTATATCTATTGAAAAAGTCTGTTGCTTTTTTTTGATCTTCAGTTACGTTAGGTCTCAACTTGATCTCTTCGTAATATTTATCCTTAGTATCTTCTAAAAAGTTCTTGGCTTTAGCAATTTCTTCTTTAAGTGCGAGTTTTTTCTTTTTTATATCTCGCTCTTCGTCAAGCTCTTCATCAAATGAAAAATTATCTTCCATTATGAAATTTATTTCTTCATCATCTAAATGAGGCTTAGTATTTTTGTAATATTCTTTTAACAAAACATTACCATCTACTTGAGAAAAGTCAGTGTCTAGTCTAACATAGTCTTTAACTGTTCCACCTGTTTCTTCCATAAACTTAACTAGTTTATTTAAATCTTCAGGTAATTCTACTACTCTTCTTACTTTTGTAGGGTCTTCTTGTTTATTAGTATCTTCAACTACGGGTTCTTCAGCAACTTCTTGAACAACGTTGTCTTGTACTTTTTCCTCTTCAACAACTTTTTCAACTACAGGTTCATCTTCTTTTTTTGATAAATCTATTTTAGTTTCAGTAATTTCTTTAATGTTGTTTAGGTTTTTTGGTTTTTTCTTTATTTTAAATTCACCTTGAGTCAACTCGCCTCCTGGTGTTTCTTTTATTTCTTCTGACATAATATAATATAATAGTTAATAATTACTCTAATAAGCCCTGAGGCGTTGAGTCTTGTGCTTGTCCACCTTGATTAAAATCTATAGGTGGTAAATCTAAATTTCTTTGTTGTATCATTTCACTCTGCTGAGTGCCTTCTAGTCTAGTTCTATCATCTTTACGATCTTCGATCATTTTTTCTTTACTACCTAGTTTATCAATCTCCATTTGCTTTAACTCTTTATCAAATAAAAACTGCATTTCCGCCATTTGCTTTTTCATATCATACTCTTGCTGCATTTTGTTTATTTCAAAATTAGACTTACCTTGAGCAATTTGTAATGTAGTCTCTGCAAGAGCTTGTTGTTTCTGCATTTCAGCCGCAGCAGATCTTTCAGAAGCTTCTGCGTTTGCATTTGCTTGAGCTTGTATATTAGCTTGCTGAGCTTTTTGATCTTCAGCTGCTTTTTGTTTTCTTTTTAATTTTAAAAACTGATTAGCTAATTTAAGATTTTTTATATCTCTTATTTCTACAGCATCTTCTAAGTGTATAGTATTTGTTTTTAAAGCGGCTTGAATATTGTTTTCTAATTGTGCTTTTTCTTCTTCGTCAGGAACTAAGTCTAAATATATTCCAAACTCAAACATGTTTAACTTATACATGTCTTCTAAAGTTCCTACGTTATAAGAACTAATACTATTTTTTAAAGCCTCTTTTGTTAGTGGAAATTCTAAAGCATCGCTTATTCTTAATGATATATTTTCACATGCTCTTGCTGATAAGTATAAACTTGCTTGAACTATATGCTTTGTAGCTGTGTTAGAATTGGCAGCTGCAAGTTTTTGTAATCCAACTAATGAGTCTTTATTTGGTTGACTACCATCTCTAGCTTCATTAAGCCCAGTAACATCTCTCATCATTTGTAGATAGTACTGGTAAGTCTGTATTAAAGACTGCATTTTACTACCACCAGAACTAGACTGTAGTTCTTGTATAGGTACTTTACCAGGATTCATATTGCCATCCTGAGTCATAGACCTACCTAATATACTACCAGTTTGGAAATACATATTCAACGCTTCAGCTGGGTTATAATTAGTACCATTGCCAAGATCTACTTCTGCTAATCCATCAACATCTAAATAAACACCATCAGGAACTAATCTTGATAAAACTTGTTGTAATTTAAGATGCGTTAGCTGTATCATATCAGCAAAACCTGTCATACGGCCAACTAAAGACTCTATTCTACCTTTGTACATTTTTGGAGCACATATATTATAGCTCATATTTACTTTAACAACATTAGCTTCTGGTCTTACCATATTTTTAGCAACACCCCATCTCAACATCATATCGTGACCTAATATTTTAGCACCGTGGTATAGTACCTCTATGGACCTTGAGACTCTATCAAACTTGTCGTTTTTAGGTGGATTAAATGTATCAGGTTTTTCTAATGTTTTTTCTAAACCAGTCGCTGTTTCTTTTATTTTAAATACTTGATCTTGATAAGTTTTATATTCAAAATAAAGAACTGCTATACTATTATTATCTTGTCTTCCGTTAAATTGATAATTATAACTTTTACTTCCTGGATACTGTTGTATAGTTTGCATTTCTTCATCAGTTAAACCTGGAAACTCTTTTTTAAGCTCATTTAAACTAACATATTTAACCTCTCCAACATACCATATATCTTGAAAGTTAGGATCATCAGTATATGAATAAACTAGATCAGCAGGATCAACATATTCAACTGTCACACCCTCAGATAAGTTAAAGCTAGTTTTAACAGCACCTATACCTAACACAACTAAATCTTCAGCAATTCTTCTTCTAACTAAATCATACTTATTAAAAGCTAAAGTATTATTAATAGCTTCTTCTTCTGCTATTTCAATAGACTGCTTGTATGTAAGCTGCATATGTAAGTCTAGCTCTTCTTGATTTTGAGGCAAGTCTTCAGGATTAGCGGTGCTATGCAAGTCCATACCTGATACTTGTTTAATTTTCTGAATAAGCTTTTGAGAATTTATATCTCTTAATATTGTTTCAGCATATCTAGTTCTTTTTTTCAAAGACTCTGGATCTTGAGCATAAGCTTTTATATCATAAAGCTTACCATCCATGCCATTAACAACTATATCAACAAACTTAGGTATTATAGGTACAGGTTTCCAGTCTAAATTTAAATAAGACAAATCTCCATTTATAGCTAATTCATCTTTATATTTTTGTACAGACTGCTCGCCTCTAGCGTAAAGTCTTAAATTTCTAAAGTTATTGTAATTAGTATTGTATCTTCCAGACACACCTGATCTAGTACCACTAAACCAATCACCTTCAATAGCTCTACCAACTTGTCTTCCGTAATCTAAGCTATCTTTGACCTCGTCAGGTACCACCTGATCTGGAAAAGAACTACCATTATAAGTTTGTATTTGCATTTATTCGTTTATTTTAGATAAATTTCCTTTGTTATCATAAGTTTTTATACCTAAGTTAACTTTATTTTTAATAACATTAGCTGTTGGAATATACTTATTCCTATTGCAAGCCATAATAGCTAGACCGGAGCTTATAGAAGCATCGTGCTTTGTTCTATTATTTATATCAAAAGCTGCCCAGTCTTCTAAAGTCTTTTGATGATACATATCACCTGTATCATTATCTAAAAATCCTACATAATTTTCTATATAAGATTCAATGGCAGCTGCATGAGCTTGTTTAATATCTTCACTAGAGTTAGGTATACCACCTATCTCTTTTTCAGTTGTAGAAAGTTTATTCCAAACTTTATCAGGACGATTCATTGAAAAACCTCTATAACCTCTACGTTTAAAATAATAAAGTAATCTTGGTTTGTTATTTTCAGCAAGTATGGGCATACCATAAAATACACAAGCCATCAATACGTCTTCAAAAAATATCTCAGCCGTTTGTGGTCTTGATATATATTCTAAAAAGAAATGGTAAGTAGGAGCATCTTCCATGCTAAATTTAGTTAAGCCATGTAAAGATCCATTAGATCCTTTTCCATCTACTGTTCCGCTAATATCGTAACTATCACAACCAAAAGCTCCAATATGTTCATTGCCAGGATACTTGTATCCTTTTCTTAGTATCACTTGGTTTTGTAAATTATTAGGTGGCACCCAAGTTATTTTAAATCTACCGTTTTTACTAGGCACAAAAATAACATTAGTATCTTTAACACCATTAGCCCATTGAAAACCGCCTTGTGTAACAGCTTTATCATTGCCTACTTCATTGTTATAATCTATCTGTTGGTATATTCTAGTTAAATTAAATAAACTATGTTTAGACTCATCTCTAAACGCGTGAGCTTCAGTTCTTGGAAACTGTCTATAATATTCATTTAAACTATCTTGATCTCTTTTTAATCCTTCAACTTCGTTTTCCCAGTGCTCAACAACGCCTGTTGTAATGTCATAACCGTCAATTCCTTTGACTGTATTGTTTTTGACAGCGAAGACAGGTAGTCCATAAGTATCAATGAATCCTTCGTAGTTCCACTCCATAGGGACGAACAAGCTATAGAGTCCAGAAGATGTTTGTCCATTACGATTTCTTTTTGTAACGTCTGAATTATAGTATAGTTTTTTGAAGTTGTTTCCACCTTTATCTAAAGCATTTGAAGTTGAGCCCATCATACATTTACCTACAATTCTTGAACCAAGACGTAGTGTAGTTTTTGTAACTCTCCAGTTGTTTAATATATTATCAGGTCTTTCCCATTTACCACTTTCATCATGAGCTAATAGTTTTAGCTTTTCA